TTTATTAATGTTTATATCTTTATTATCAAAAATACAGTGCAAAAATAAAATGGAGCTATGCCAACTGTGGGCACAACTCCATTTTATAATGAAATAATATTAAGTTACACTATAGCTTTTTTATGATCTTTATGCACTTGTAGAATTAATTTTTTGGTATGAGCCATAATCTGAGCGAATACGGTCTTTCCTTGATTCAAGGATTTCAGTCTTTTGTAATACAATTTGCAAAAGTACAAAATCTTTGGCGCAGATTTGTCGCAGCCTAAAACGAAAAAACGACATAACTCGTTGCTTTACAACTTGCTATGTCGTTATTAGTTGCGGAGGCAGGATTGGACATTTGTCAATGTTGTCTCGTAACGACCTCATTATCAAATAACATTAATTGTTAAAATTAGTGTTTTTCTACTCTCTGTTGTCCTTATTTTGTCCTAATTGCAAGACCATATCCAATCTTTTTCCGAGGTCGCTGTTTGCTTTTTTAAGGTCATCAATACGCTGATTTTTCTCCTCGATGACCATTTTTAGTGCCTTAACCTCAGCTCTAAGAGTCGTAACGTCTGTATTTACGTAGTTACTGTTGATGACGTTATGATGTCCGTTTACTGTCGGACTGTCCGAGTTATTGTCCGACCTTATTAGGATATCCTCTATTGAGCATCCTAATATATCTGCCATCCTGACAAGGGTGGAGACTTTGACGTCTGGGCGGGCGTCAAAGTAAGTTATCCCGTTGTGACTGTTTGGCCCCCAGAGGCTTTTGCTGAAATCCTTAAATGTGATTCCAGCTCGCGTGAGCAATTCCTTTACTCTCGCGCTCTTGATAGTGTTATTTTCGTACTTCATACTTAATAAAGGTTAAATCCTACTATATAGAGAGTTAAAATCTTAATAAAGTAGGATGTTGTCCGACTTTTGTTACTAACTTTGCGTCAAAGTTAGACACTAATTTTTATATTAACAAGAAAATGGAGCATAATTTCGATTCGTTGAACCTAGAGGTTTATTACTCTAAGCTGTCCAAAAAGGACAAAGCCAAATACCTGAAGTATTTGATGATTAATTACGATCTGAACTATAACACTATCCGACGTAAGCTGAGCGGTGCGATGGGGTATAACCTTAACACACTTGAGCGCATGGCTTGCAAGGAGGCTATTGAGAAGGAGGCAGAATGGAGACATTAGAATTTTTTACAACGCCCGACGGCTTCGTGCAATTTAAAAAGCCGGGCGAGGATGCAAGACGGCTGACCAAGTTTAATGCTGATATTATCGACAAGGTCGATGGTATAGTCAAGACTCGTTTCCCTGAGAGTTACGCAACATTGGCGAAGCTCTACCGTAACAATAAGTTTAAGATGGTTGATAGGTTTATCCGCTGCAATTTCGGCGAGCATGACACGCTCACGCAAGATATTGATAACCAAATTGTGAATTTCGAGGAGGTCAAATGCCCTTTGCGTGGCATCTGCGAATTTCAGGGCGTCATCTGCAAGCCAAAATCAATGGTTAACCTGTCAAAGTGTGAGCGTCAGATTGCTGACCTCTACCTTGAGGGTCTCACGTTTACTCAGATAGCTGAGCGACTCAACAAAAATGCTCAGACTGTCAAGGTGCAGCTGATGCATGTAAAGAAAAAATGTGGTGTCAAGCATTGCCGCGACATAATAAGGGTACTACGTCTCAAAACTTACTAAGATTATGGTCATGATGATAATCTTGTTTAATCATGCTGCAGATATTAATAAATAAATGCGATGGCTGCAAGCATAAGCGACTTTGTATAAATGGCCGCTTTTGCTTGCTGAAAAACAAATATGTCGAATACCTAAAAATTATAGATTGCAATGATAAAGATAAATATTGACGACTATATCGCTTTTACAAATAAGTTGATAGATGCTAATAAGCTTCAGAGGACTTTCCACATAGTTGAGTTCGTTGAGGGCTGTTGTTTTGCCATAGATGGTAGCGGCGATGATGTTGCTTTAGAGCTACAGAGAGATACAAGAGTGTTCTTTTGGGATAAGTTCGGTCATGCCTATAGGCTTACGTCTGAGCGTTCCGCACAAATTAGACCTATTCTCAATGTCGATTTACTCGATAATAAGAGCATCGGGTTATCCAGGTCTGTAGATCTCATCCGTGTTCCTTGCTTTGACTATCCTGAGAGTGATTTCCAGTCTGATGATGAGGGCGATGATGCTCTTGTTAATATGAGGAGAGCTATCGAGGCATGCAAGGCTTGGGGGCGCCCGATATTTGGTTTTATGGCTGACAATAATGATACAAACAAGCTGCTCTCATGGTGTGGTGGTGATAAGGCTTTTATTACAAAAGCTTTTGCGAAGCTGATGACGGAGAGCGATGATTTTTCAAAGATCATACTTCAGGCTGCTGAGATGAGCTCTAAGATTCTCTCAGCAGCCGAGCGCGACACTAACGCTTCGTGATAGCGTGATTTCGCAACATATCGCGCCGTGTGACATGCGTTTTTGTCATGCTCACGGCGTTACTTAACTTTGTCTCAGAAGATAAAAAAAGAGCAAAAATGATAACAGTTAACCAAATACTTAACGCAACGAACGGAGGCTTGGACATCATATTGTCTATTTACCCTCAAGCGCGAGTCTGTGTCGGTCAGCGAAATAAACATTTCGCCATCCGCGACGAGAAAACGCCATCGGCGTCGTTGCGTCAATTCAACTCTGCCAAATACGGGGCTATCTGGCAGGTTACCGACTTCGGCGGTGAGGGCCGTGGCGAGAATGCCATCGACATCTTTATGCGTGAGAACGGCTACGACCGCTCACGCTTTAATGAGGCTATCCTTAAACTCGCTGCGCAGTTTGACGTGCGCGATGAACTCGACCGCACAGTCAATCGTCCAGAGATACGTCAGCGTGATGCGAGGGTCGAGGAACTTGACGGTACACGTCCGTTTGAGCTAAACGAGAAGTTTACTGAAGCTGAGCTCAAGGCTCTTGGCCCGCGCGTTACACAAGCTGACGTCGATGCGCTGCATTGGCACTCGGTCAAGTGGATAGGGTACGTCAAAGACCGAAAAATGACGATAAAGCACTCTACTGAGAATTATCCGATTTTTATGCGTGAGTGCATCATCGAGGAGGCGTCGGGCAACAAGCCTGAGACTAAGTTTTATAAGGTGTACGAGCCTTTTAATTGCGACAAAGGCTTCCGATTTTCGTACACTCCTACAGGTGCCAAACCTCGTTACTACGTAAATGGTCTTGCTGAGCTCAAAAAGGCTTACCGTGAATTTAACGCTAAGGAAGAGAAAGAGTGGGTCGCCTCTCATGAGGACGGCAAGCCCTACAAAGAACAAAAGCTTCCGGAGGCTGTTATCTGCTCTGGCGAGCGCGACTCGCTTTGCTGCAAGTCGATGGGCTATCATCCGTTATGGTTTAATTCCGAGACCTATCAGCTCTCTGTTGAGGAGTACAAGGAGATTATGAAGTATGTCGAGGTGCTCTACAATATACCCGACATAGACGAGACGGGCCGACGTAAAGGTCGTGAGCTCGCTCTACGCTTTATCGACATACACACGGCGTGGCTTCCGGACAAACTGCAGACTTATAAGGACAATAGGGGCAAACCGCGTAAAGATCTGCGTGACTGGCTCGAGATTCACAGCGAGCGAAAAGACTTCCGCAACCTCCTCCGCGTCGCCATGCCGGCGAAGTTCTGGGTGCAATACTACAATAAAGATGGCAAGATTAAGACCGAGGTCGACACTGCTTGCTTGTATAACTTTCTACAGCTTAACGGCTTCTACGCCTTACATGACGAGAATGCTGCTGTCACTCAGTTTATACGCATTGAGGGTAATATTGTCAAACGTGTCAACGTCAAGGAGGTGCGCGAATTTATACGTAAATGGGTGGTTGATAGGTTTGAGGACCGCAATATCCTCAACCTTGTTCTCAATACTCCAAAGCTATCTCCTGCAGCGCTTGAGTCACTACAAGAAATTGATTTGGACTTTACGAGCTATACTCCTAATTCGCAGTATTTCTTCTTTCCTAATAAGACAATCGAGATATGTAAACCTTCTGATGCGCATCCAGACGGCATCAAATCTTACGACCCTGGTGCTGATGACTTGCATAACTACGTGTGGCAGGAGGATGTTATCCCGCATCGCTTTAAGGTTCTGCCTGACATGTTCCGCATTACGCAGACTAAAGGCGATGACGGCCAGACTTTGCTCGATATAGATGTTTTAGCCGTTAAAAGCCATTTTTTCGGTTATCTTATCAATACATCGAGGCTGTATTGGAGAGAGGAGACTGAGACCCGTTTCGGTGATGATAAAGAGGCTGCTGATGCTTATCTCAATGCTAATCCGTTCCGGATTGACGGCGAAGGGTTACAACCTAATGAGATTGCTGAGCAGAAGCAGAATCTCATTAACAAGATATTTACATTTGGCTATATGTTGCACCGATATAAAGACTTTGTGAGGGCTTGGGCACCATTGGCCATGGACAATAAGATAGGTGAGGAGGATGAATGTAACGGACGCTCAGGTAAGTCTTTTTTCTTCAAAGTGCTGAGCTTTATGATGAAGACGGTGAAGTTGTCCGGACGAAATCCAAAACTTATGGATAATCCGCACGTTTTTGACCAGGTGAGCCAGTTTACTGATTTATTGCTCGTCGACGACTGTGACCGCTATCTTAATCTTGGACTCTTCTACGACAACATTACGAGCGATATGACTGTCAACCCTAAAAACAACAAGTCGTTTTCAATCAGCTTTGACGAGTCTCCTAAGCTTGCTTTTACAACTAACTATGTGCCGCAAGACTTCGACCCGTCATCTGAGGCCCGTTCGCTTTATATGGTCTTCAGTGACTGGTACCATCAGAAGACTGAGGATAATGACTATAGAGAGACCAGGACTATTCGCGACGACTTCAACAAGACTCTGTATGCTTATGACTATTCGGAGGATGAGTGGAACGCTGATCTTAATTTCTGGCTACAGTGCTGTAGGCTATATCTCTCGCTTAAAGATAGCGGCATCAAGCCACAGCCACCGATGGCCAATATGGAGAAGCGTCATCTGAAGGCTTCGATGGGTGCCAACTTCGAGGACTGGGCAGAGGGCTACTTCTCTCCTGAAGGTGGCCACCTTGATGAGTATCTGCCTCGTGATGATGTGTTTAATGAGTATCAGCGCTATGCTAATATCAACCGCATTACGATGCAGTCATTTACAAAAAAGCTCAAATCCTTCTGCAAGCTTTGCCCGTGGATCGACTGCATGAACCCTCCGGACCTTTGCAATACTGGTGGGCGCATCCAACGATCTGTGCAAGTCGCTCCGGACAAACGCAAGACTAAGGACATGATTTATATACGCTCATTACATTTAGACACCAAAACAGACGTTACCGAGCCGACACTCGATTTTTCGCCTGAGGATGAGACTCCATTCTAATTGGATACTTTATCATTTTGCTTTAATCTTCAATAGGTGGGCGGGCTGCCAGGTTTTCATACCTGAGAGGCCCGCCTTTTCTTTGTCACAATGCACGGTTCACCTGTAGCGGGCTGTTCCATTTTTCCACAGGTTTTTATAGGCTCGACTCCGGCGACGGCTTTCGACTCCCCGACACCCCTTTCTTATTTTGTACAAAAACTTTGTGATTTTGTAATGTGATGTTCCAAAAAAACAAAAAGATAAGATAATTAAGGGGTTAAGGCTCGTCACAATCAATCACAAAAGCCTTCACAACTTGTTCACAAAAAAAATAATTTTGCAACGTTACTCCTACTTAATTAGGATGTCACAATCTTGATTTGGTAATCACAAATTGCGATATCAACTTTGTTTTGTTGCAATATATTGATAGTCACTACTTTAACCTGTGTTTATATACAAGTCACAACTTCACAAAGTTTTCGTACAAAAACATAACTATACACACGTTAAGATAAGAGAGAGACGTTTTATAGCTATGATATTTTGGTTTTTACCTTTATAAAGACGGATTATTGATATATTTTTCCTAATTTTGCAAGATAAAAACATGATGATATCTTAAACTTACCAGCTGTGTCAAAATTTCTCGTCTATCTCACTCTCAAGCCATTCGTCGCGCAATGGCTGCGACATCATTTCGGCGATCCTGCTGTCTTCCCGGCTCAGAGCGCCGAGAATGCGTGCATCAGACACTTTCTCACGCGTCAACCTAAACGGTTACCGCTGATGAGACAAAACGAGGAGGTCGCTATCTGCATCCCGGACTCAAAGCAAAAGCCCGTGGTTACATACAACTACCTCTCTCTTAATGCTCGTAGGGCGGTCGCTGAGTGCATCGAGGACACATTTCGCATGCAGCTCTGGCGTGATCTCTCCGACATTGAACAATGTCAGTGCACGCTGCTCTCTGCCGTGAGGGCGTGGTGTGAGGCTAACGGTGTCAGCTTAGATTATGACTACACGCTCAAGATGCGTTATCAGCGTATGCGCAACTCTTACCTCAAACACGGCATTGATTTGCGCCGCACAGCGAGAGCTAAGGACTAATTTGTGTTAAATATCCTATAATTCGTACCGACAAGACGCCCTGTTTTGTTCGGCTGCGTTCGATGGTATTTTTTTATAACTACACATTATATATATATGAGGTCAATCAAAATTGTTAAGGCTGTTGCCTACGCATACAACACTCAGCTTGCCGGTATGGTTGAGACATCTAATCGCTCGGTACGTCTACCGAGCACGGTCGAATGGCATGATATCAATATCAAGCCACACCCATCGCTGGTGTCATCCTCAAAAAGTGAGGACAATAACCGCGTTGTTACTACTACACTCAAGCTCATCACGTCTGATGATCTGTATATTCGCCGTCGTCATCTCGTTTTCCGCGTTACACTTACCGACAATCGACAATATCTTGTCGGTACTCGTCAGCGACCTTATCCGCAGATTGAGATTACCGAGAACGCTCCGGAGAACGTGACCGACAATCAGCTCAATGAGGTGGTTATAACATATAAAAGTCATGAGATTCCTCCGTATATTCAGGTTTAGCAGTATTTTCAGAGGCTCTTTCCGCTTGCTAACTTTGCGTAAACAAATTTTTACATGGTATATAATCTCGTTATTTCTGGCACTATTGGCAGTTGGTGGAATGGTTGTTCTGCCGACTATGTGCGTTATGTGCTCAATCAAAATAAGGGTAAAGAGGTGCATGTCGGCTTCTGCTCTTTGGGCGGGTACGTCAAGGATGGCCTGGAGATGAATCAGGCTTTTCGCGACCATGGCAACGTCCATGCGCACGCCTTCGGCATGAATGCCTCGATTAGCACTATTGCCATGCTCGGCTGCAAGACTATCGACATAGTAAAGGGCAGCTTTTTCCTTATCCACAATGTTTCGGTGCTCATAGAGAAGTATGAGCAGAGCAACAAGGAGCAGATTGACAGCTATATCAGCAAGCTCAAGGCGCAGCGCGACTCGCTAAAGAACTTTGACGACGTACTCGCCTCGATGTATGCTGACAAGACCGGCAAGACGCTCGACGAATGTCTCGCGCAGATGAAGCGAGGTAACTGGCTCACGGCTCAGCAAGCGCTTGACTTCGGTCTCGTTGATGAGATACGTGAGGATAAGGTGGCTGAGAAAGCTGCTAACGAGTACACGGGCAATTTTGTCAACTCATACGATTTATCAACTCAATTTAAGGATGCTGGCATACCGCCGCTACCACAACCACAGGCCTCGGATGATGTCGCCGTTAAGGTGGCGTCAGTGGTTGATGGTGACGGCAATCCAACTCAGAGCTTCCTCCAAAAGACGTGCGAGGGGCTCAAGAGCCTATTCCGTAACCAACACGCAGCAAACGACAATAAACCTCAAAAGATGATTAAAATTTTTGCTGCTGTCATGGCATTGCTCAATGTCACTGACGGTTTTAAGACTAATGATGAGGGTAACATCACCCTCACTCAGGAGCAGATGAAGAGCATCGACGACCGCCTAAAGGCGCTCGAGGAGAAGGAGAAGACTGACTCCAAGGCGCTCAATGACGCTGGCGCTGCTCTTACTAAGCTTAAGGCTCAGCTTGCTAAGGCTGAGGAGGATGCTAAGCAGAAGGATGAGCAGATTACTGCTCTCAAGGCTTCTGCGGGTGACGATACTAACAATCCTCCAGCCAGCGGCGAGCAGGCATTTAGCGCTACTGACGTTTATAACCTCATTAAAGACGTTTAAAAATGGCTGATATTAAAATAGGTAATGTTACATACGGGGCTGCGGAGCTGTCAAAGACCTTCCAGACCTACCGCAAAGACTTCATCATCATGCCGTTCCTGGCGATGGAGGCTCTTGCGAAGCACATGAATGTGCGCACCGGCATCCGTTACAGAGAGACGGTTAGTCAGATGTCTGCAAGCGCAGAAATCGGCAACTACGCAAAAGACAAGTTTGAGGATGCTGACGTAAAGATTGATCCTCGTGTTTTCGAGACCTTCTTCGGCAACATCGTGCAGGGCATCGATCCTAATGCAATCTATCAGTCTATCTGGGGTAGCAATGTGACTAAGGGCGATGGTCTGAAGAATGTGCCTATTGTGGTGCAGGTGTGTGCTTATCTCGTTAAGGCTATCGGCGAAAAGATGCTCATGAATACCTTTACCGCTAAGCACGATCCGAGCGACAACAAGTCGACGGCTAAGTGGTTTAACGGCTTTAAGACCATTCTCGACAATGATGCTGCCGGCACTAACGAGCTGAAGAAGGTGCTTATATCTAAGGATCTCGGCAACCTCGTCGAAGGCACAGAGTCTATCAACGAGAATAACGCCGAAGACCTGATAAAGGATTTCTACTGGAGTGAGGTTGGCGACCCTCTCGCTTCTGCCAAGCTTCGCTCTCAGCAGCTGAAGCTCTTCATGAGCGACCAGGCGTATCACTTCTATACTGAGGCGTACCAGACAAACCACGGTGCGCTGCCTTACAATCAGGCTTACGACAAAAAGTCGCTCGATGGTGCAAGCAATGTCGAGTTTGTGCCGCTTCCGTGCGTGCCTAACGACTTCCTCTTGCTCACTCCGAAGAATAACGCTTATCTGCTCTACAATCAGAAGACAGAGGACGAGACATTCCTCGTCGAGAAGTCGCTGAAGAATCATTACGATGTTGTCTTCGTCATGAACTACTTCTTCGGCGTGCAGCTTGAGACTGTTTCGGCTGAAAAGCTCCGTTATTGGCGCAAGGCAGCTGGATAAGAGGCTTTTTTTTAACAATATAGTTCCACAAGTTGTCGGGGCTTCGGCTCTGACAACTTGTTAATGTAGTACCCGTTAAAATAATATATTATGGCAACAAATTGCACTGGCGCTGACTCTATTTACAGCGATATTTGCTTTGCCCCCGGCAAAAAGTCTTTGCCCGGTATACGCGGCCATCTCTACGGTATCTCAAAGCGTGATATTTTAGCGTGGCCGACCATCGGCGGCGAGGCTCCTAAGACTCTCGCCGAGGTCGTTAAGTATTCCGGCGATTTCAAACTCGCAAGTGACAAAAAGTGGCACAAGATTGCTCTGATACCTAACGAGGGTCAGCTGCAGGTCGAGTCTCAAGGCACCTATGGCTCTAAGACGTTTAAGGTGACGGGCAACGCGGTCGCTCCTGGTACTGAGGAGGAGATTTCTGGCTACATCGCTCAGGCTAACAACGATGAGATGGTCTATCTCTTCGTGCAGCGTAACGGCAAGGCGCGTGTTATCGGTTCTGAGGCTTTCACCCCTGAGCTCTCGCTGTCTCAAGATTCGGGCAAGGCTGCTACCGATACCAACTCGACAACCATTCAGGCGGTTGCTGATGACGAGTATCCTGCTCCCTTCTATCCCGGCAAGATTGAGACCGCTGACGGCGACTTCTCAGGTGCTACGGGTCTGCCGATCGTTGTAGCGGCTTAATTTCCGTCTTCATAATTTCAATAGTGATTAGTAAAGTTTAGAATCCCGGGCGGTCTCACGATAGCGATTGTGCTGACCGCCCTTTCTTTTTTTGTTACTATGATAGACAATAAACTTACCGATAATATGCAGGCGTGGCTTGCTGAGAGCGCTCATGACCGTGAGTCGCTCATGCGTGGTGCCGAGATGGTCCTGAAGCTTACTCGCAATATGTCGATGTACCAGACCATCATCCGCCGCCCCGAGAAATTTGAGTCTAAGATTCGTTACGAACTGCAGAAGTTCCTGCCCATGCGCCTCGAACAGATGACCACGCAGGATGTCAAAGCTCTCAGCGCTGAGCTTATTCCTGAGGTTAAGAAGGCTGTCGATGAGGAGGCGACATTGTCCGATAGCGATGAGACTATTGATAACGATAACTTTCTTCCTGCGGCTTCTGGCATCCGTCCCGATCATGATTCCCTGCCGGAGGATGTTCAGTCCGTCTGGTCGGATAACAAAGAGCGATGGCTGAAGATAAAGCAGCTCTACAATACTTTGCTTGCTATCGAGCAGCCGTGCGACCGCTATGAGTATCTCAAGCAGCTTAAAGATTTGTGGTATACTTACAAGCGTGAGCTTGAGCGATATGACAATTACGTCGCTCCTGATGATGGCGAGACCGCTGATGGCTCGGCTCCTTCGCCCGTCGATATCGCTAAGGATATTGCTAACGCTCGTGCTTACATTACTAAAAATGTTGACAAGCTCATTGAGCTTCGCAATGAGTCGCTGTCGTCTGATGACGCGACAAAGGCGCTCGACGACTATAACAAGTTACTCGCCAAAATGCAGCAGCGTGTCGATACGCTCAATAGCAATAACGCTCCAGTCGGCGACGATTTAAAGGCTAAGCTCAATGAGGCAGGTCTTTCCCTTCCGTCCGCTGAGTGACACTGTCACGCAGTATCATCTCGGTACTGGCTTGCACACGCTCGGCTTGCTCAAGTGGGTTCTTCAGCAGACCGGGCGTGCTGACGTGTACGTGTCCACTTTCTCCACGTCTGACGCTTTCCTCAGCGGTTTCCTCCGACTGAGGCGACGTAAGCTCATTGACAAGGCCACGCTCGTCGCTGACCTTAAAGCTGCCCGAAAGACGGTGCAGCTCTATAAGCTAATGCAGAGCTGCTTTGACCATGTCCATCTTGCGCAAAATCATTCAAAGATTGTGCTCGTCAAGTCTGCTGACTACAATGTTTCGGTCATCAGCTCGCAAAATCAAACTTACGGCGACCGCGCTGAGTGCACGATGATTACTACAGATGCGAGTGCTTACTACTCTCTTCTGGCAGGGCTGCGCGATATCGTCGATAAATCCCTCGAATTAAATGGATTATTCAACCGACTTGCTCTCCGCGATCGAGGCTCATGCGCAGGAGATGATGACGCCGACGGAGATATCCGCCCTTTTGGGTATTGATGAGCGCGTGTTGTGTGACGACATCGCTACAGTCGGATGTCCTGCGCGTGTCGCCTATGTCCGGGGTGTGGCGCGTACAGCTCTTGAACTTCGCCGTACTTTACATGATACTGCTGTTGCCGGCTCTCCTTACTCTGTCCAGGAGTGCCAACGGCTGCTCACAATCGCTCAGTCTTCCGTTAATCTTTAAAAATTATGCTTCCAGTCAACCTCGATCAATATGCGCGTTACGTCACTCTCGACGACTCCGAGCTGCGTGAGTTCAGAGTCGCCGAGAGTGTTCTCGTGCGCTTGCATCGCATTCGAGGGCTTTACGCGTACTGGCTGCAGTTTCCGTCCAAGCTCGACAACGACCTTGTGCAATATGACATTGCTATGTTTAAGGTGTCAAAGACGCTTGCTTACGAAGATCTGCATCTTGTAAAGGTGCTGCTCGGCAACCTACAGCAGACGACAAAGGAGTTTATGCGCTGGAAGATTAACAAGTCTATAGAGCAGGATATCGTGGCTGCTCGTCGTGCCGGCGATTTCCGCTCGGTCGCCTCGCTGACAAAGGTGATGGTGCTCAATAACCGCACGGATAAGGATGATGAGCCTGACCTTGAGTTTGACAAGATTGTTCCGCAGAACTTCGAGCCGACCGACGACCCGACGGTGCTCGGCATTGAGCGCATACCCGACCTGCGTGGCCGTATCCGTGCTCTTGTCAAGCGCTACTCAAACACGATAGCTCAAGACGCTGAATATGAGGAGATAAAAGACGAGATAAATACTGATGACGATGAGTGATAACACAGAGCAGCCAAACCGACAATACTTTAACGATGCACAATATTATGCACTCGCAATGAATACCCGTGACGAGGTTATCGTCGCCGGACGTGGTGTCGGCAAGGGTGCTATCCAGGCTCGCCGACTTCAGGCGTGCTTTCAGGGCATGCCGGGTTCCATGGGTGGTTTCGTCGCTCCGTCGGTTAAGCGCTGCCTTACCAACATTCTCCCCTCCATGCTCATACATCTTGAGCGATGGGGTTTCAAGCGCGATCTGCACTATGTCGTAGGTCGCCGACCTTGGAAAAAGCTGCATTGGAAGTCGCCGATCTTCACCCCTGCGAATTGGGAGAACACTATAAGCTTCTATAACGGGTCTGTCTGCAACGTGATTTCGCAGGACCGCTCCGGCACATCAAACTCAATGAGTCTCGACTATCTCATCATCGACGAGGCGAAGTTCATAGACTTCGAACAGCTCAAGGATGAGACTTTTCAGGCGAACAGAGGCAACGAGATGTACTTCCGCCACTTCCCGCTCCATCACGGCATGACGATAACGTCGGATATGCCTATTACAAAGAAAGGCTCGTGGTTCCTCGGCTACAAAGACAAGCAAGACCCTGAACTCGTCAAGGTCATCGAGGGCATCATCTACCAGATTTGGAGGCTCAAAAACAAGCTGGTCAAGCATCCTGAGCTGCATGACGCTATAAACAAGCGTCTCGATGACCTTAATAAGCAGCTTAACTTTTTTAGATCTAAATGCTTGCTTTATCGTGAGTATTCGTCGATTGAGAATCTGGCGCTGCTCGGTGAGGAGTTTATAAGGCGTGCGAAGCGTGACCTTCCTCCGCTCACCTTCGCTACGTCTATTATGTGTCAGCGTGTCGGCATCTCTGCCGATGGCTTCTACGGTGGTCTTAGCGAGGCTGTCAATCTCTACACAGCGCCTAACGAGTCGGTGCTTAATATGCACAACCTCGCCAATGCCGAGGGCGGTGCGCTGCCTAATGACTGTCGCATGGACGCTGACCGTAACGACAAGATGCCTCTGCTCATCGCCTTCGACACCAATAACCTCATTAACTGGCTCGTCGTCGGTCAGGTGCAAGGCTCTAAGCTGCGTGTGCTCAAATCCTTCTTTGTCAAGTACGAGCGAAAAATACCTGAGCTGCTCGAGGATTTTAATTCGTACTACCACTTCCATCGCCGGCGTCAGATAATCTTTTATTATGACTCGACGATGGTGGGTACGAACTGGGGTCTACACTACAACGACCCGCATAAAGAGGTGGTCCGCACGCTGCGCTCAATGGGGTGGGCGGTGCGCGAGGTTTATCTCGGCAACCCCATGAATCACATCGAGAAGAACGCTCTTATTAACAAGATGTTTCGCGGACGTGCCCGTCTTCAGGTGCTCATCAATCGCGACAACAATCCTGACCTTCTTATCTCCATCACTTCAGCGGGGGTGAGGAATGGCAAGAAGGACAAGAGCGGTGAGAAGTATGCCGAGACCGAGGAGGATAAGCTCGAAGCCCGCACCGACGGCTCTGACGCTTTCGATGTGTTGTGCATAGGTGCAGAGACAAAGCCGGTCTTCCAAGGCAGCGGAGGCACTGCCATTTCATACGGATAATAGTTTCTTTTGTATATGACCATAGTTGTTCTTTGAGTTAGGATTATTCTTAATTGATTTTCTCATGAGAGCCACTTGCGCGTAATGCGTAGGTGGCTTTTTTTATAAATACATAAAAATTTCTTTATGTTTTCTTGTGTATAACAAAACTTTTATGTATCTTTGCATTGTGTTAGAGAACAAATTGTTAAACATTTAAATTTCAATCTATGGATGAAGAATTAGAAAAAGAAATCAACCGCAAGAAACGAGAGATTGCAGACTACATGAGATTAGCCAAGGCAATGCGTTTCGATGATGAGGTCATTAGTAAACGAGTGGATATGTTCCTCGATGACTTGAATAGACTTCTCAAAAAGCGGTAGTGAAGAACAGAACAAAGAGTCCTCTCCCTCGGTCGGGAGGGGATTCTAAAAAACAATATAACTATGGTAACAACTGAAGAACTTTTAAACGAATACGCCCAGCTCGCTGGCAATGATGATGCCGCAAGCGAGGCTCGCAAGACTGAGATTCTTGCGTTGCTTGAGAACCGTGCTGACAATGAGGAGGCGAAAGCCAAGGCTAAGGAGTTTGTCAATGCAAAGCTCGACGGCATTGAGAGCGATGTAGCTGCATTGCGTTCGAGTATCTGCGATGATGACTACCGTCTGCTGCCCATGTCCTACATTGCCAAGCATTACTTTGGTAAAAGCTCGGCATGGCTCTCACAGCGCATCAACGGCACACTGGTGCGCGGCAAGGCTTACACGCTCAACGACGAGCAGAAGCGCATTTTCAATGATGCATTGCAGGATATAAGCTCGCGTATCGGCTCTCTTCGTCTTGCTTGA